TCCAAACGTACTGTCATGCCATGAAGATATGCTCTATGCACAATATCACTCAATCGTGCATAACACCTATCTTTATTTAATAATAATCCTAATTGTGTTGGTTTAATGGATATGTCTAATGGATAGTTAACCGACGCATAATATTCAATTATATCAGCATACTGTTTTAAAGCTTTATTACAATCCACATCAGTCTTACTAATCTCACCTAGATAGTCAATCGTTATATCATAACCATCAGTAATGAGTTTACTGATTACAGGTATGGCTGAATCAAAATCATGTCCAGCAATAAATCTCTTTGCTAAGGGATATAAAAATTTCATTTCATAAATCTCTCAACACCTCTAATCTTTTTTTTTTTCTTTTGTGATTTGTATGGTGACTCAGCATACTTCTCATGTGTATGCAGGTATTCTATATATGTAGTAACTTGTTTTTGATTATCTTCACCAGCTGCACTCACTTGTTCCATGATACCAGATCGTTCAACATACAAATACTTCAAATGCATCTGCTTCTTTTCTTTCTGGATTCTACGAACAAATGCATGGTGAATGATTTGTGTAAAATAAGAAAAGGGATTCTTAGATTTCTCTGGATTAAAATTATGAGCATAAAGTAAACAGTTCTCTATACCATCACTCACTAGGTCATCACGAAATGTATAGTTAATGAAGTTAGGTTTCCATGCCAAGTTCTCTGATATCTTGAGAAAACACTCTGCCATATATGATGTACTAGGTGGATCAGGATCTTCCACTTCTCTTGCATCAAACACCCATTGTTTCCACTTCTTCATTTCTTTAAAAAACTTTTCGTTATCTACATAGTGTTTTGGATTAGCCATTATTTCACTCCAGTTGAACCAAGGCCTCCACCTCGATCATCATCTTTATTCAACTCATATACTTCTTCAAGTTTTGCTTGAGTCATGGGACTAATAACCAACTGTGCAATACGATCACCCTTCTTTACTTCGTATGCCCAATGATTATGATTCATCAATATAACTTTAAGTTCATCACGATAACCAGAATCAATGGTGCCAGGTGAATTTAAAACTTGTACTCCATGCTTAGCAGCTAATCCAGACCTCGAACGCATTTGTCCCTCATACCCGAATGGTATAATAATGTAAAGACCTGTTCCAATTGTTTCCCAATGGAAACCACGAATTGACACATCTTCATTTGAACGAATATCCAATCCAGCATCACCCTTGTTCTGATACTCTGGCATTGGATTGTCAGTTTCTCTGTAAATTTTAACTTGTACTCTACCAAATTTATCCATGATCTGGCCAATCCTTTTCATTTATTCCTATTGGTGTTGTTTCTATACTACTAACAGAATATTCTGTTTCAACAACAGCAGGCCTGTTTATCTTGTAAGACTGTATTTTTTTACATTGTTCACATTCATAATATCCATACCATTGATGATGACTAATACCTTCAGCTATCTGCTTGGAAGTTTTCATCTGACAATTCGGACATTTCCTCATTGTTTTCATAATCGTGTACCACCCTTTTTAATTCATTTCTAATTTGAAATTTTTTCCAAATTCTTTTCTGTCGTTTTTTATTCTTGAACTTATCCGTTGACATCTTTCGATACGTCTTACCCACTTTTCTATCTCCTATTTATATAGTTACTTGTTTAAAGTTATAGTCAAATTTTTCATCAGTATAAATTTTTACTCTTTCTTTCCAATGCTTCAATCCATAATTATCTCGTTTCTTCCAATGTAAATCATCAACTATATCATATAAGACTGCTTGATTGTTCTTATCATCCAATCTCAAAACTCTACCAATAGATTGCAAATTTCTAATCTTGGCCTTGTACGGGTGTGCAAATATTAATGATTGTAGATTCTTTATATTTACACCCGTTGATAGAACACCTGATGATGCTATGATAACTGCATCTTTACATTTTTCTGTTATCGCTCGAGTAGATTCTCTTTCTTCAACATCAGTTTCACCAGCTATGAAAAATATATCTCTCCCGTTAGCTTTCTTTTCCAACATCTTCTTTAATACTTTACCATGCTTCTCTACATAATTAAATAGTATAAGTGTGTTACCTTTCTGATCTAATGCAAGATTGCATATAAAATTATTACGTCTATAATGTTCAACAATAAAATCTATTTCTTCTTTATATGTTGCTTTCTTGACTGACTCTCTTTCAACTTCTGGATATTGCATCAACAAACATTGTATCTTCAATTCAGAAATATGTTTATCCTTCATCAACTGTTTAGATGTTACGGCCTTATAGACTTTACCAAACAATCCTTCCAGTACAAGCTGATGTGTCTTGGATTCAGTCAATGTTCCAGTAGTACCAAATCTATATCGACAACTAATCATCTTTTCTAAAATACCCTTCAACGAAACTGCACTACATAAATGAGCCTCGTCACCAACCACCAAACCAAACTGTTTAAAGAATGGAACACCCAGACGATATAAAGATTGCCAAGTCGAAATCACAATCTGCTTATCTGTTTTCTTATCTCTACCTGAGTAGATCATGTGACATTGTTGTTCAGCATTCCACTTATCATGTGATGAATAATCTTTAAAATCATTATACATCTGTGTCACCAGATTCGTAGTCGGCACCAGTATTAACATCTTGTCATTGTCCAAGAAATTTTGATGCCACCTTATCAGAGAATAAATGACTAAACTCTTTCCAGAAGATGTTGGTGAGAGCAATAGAGCCCTCTCTTTTTTTACACAATGAGTAAAGGACTTTATCTGATAATCTCTTGGTATGATCGGCTTATTCTTACAATGAAGATTAAGTGCTTTAAAGAAATCTGCAATATTTTCATCTGATAAACCAGAAGTAGGTGTGATACTAACAACATCACTTTTAACTACATATTGTCGTTGCATAGCAAACTTCATCAAATGGTCATACAGGCCTAGATAAAGCTGTTGCGTTTTTATATTGAATAAACGAATTTTGCCATCCCACATCTTGTTTCTATACTGAGGCATAAACTGAAAGCCAGGGACTTGGAAAGCAAAGAATTCGTTAAGCTCTTGTGCTATATGTCGCTCACAGGAAATCAACAGGAATGTTTCATTTAATTTACCAACAGTTATCATAATTTAAAATGCCCCGCCCATAAATTTCTGGTGTTCAAGAGCGTTTTTTATATTGAAGCTTTTGTTTTGCATTACTTTTCCAGCTTCAACAACCAATTTTAATTTCTCTGCTTGTGCTGTAAGTCTGTCTTGCACTTCATTTAATATAAGATCAGAATCAAGATATATATTAACATCAGATTTTAAAACTTTATGGTCAAATGGTTCTTTAACATATACAGCTGGGTCTGCTTTACCCATGTAATACATCCATCTATTATAACGAGCAACATTATATTCTTTCTCAAGAAAGCGTAGCCTTAACGCTTCATCATGAGCTAACTGCTGGTACTTAACTGCTTGCTCAGGAATCTTTAATGATTCATTATCTAATTGAGTATAGTCAATTTTTTTATCTGCTTCGATTTGTTCTATTATTTCATCAATTTTCATATGTGTATAATAACATACTGGATAAAGAAATACAAGGAAGAATATTAGATGATCTTTTCAATATCAAACTGTCCTCTAAAATTAAAGGAAGCATCAACCACAATGGGGTCAATCGTTGAGGGAGTAGAATCTAATTGTACTGAACTTAAAGCTGTAGGGAAAACATCTGTAAATGTAATCTTATAATTTGGATTGGACTTATTTGTATGTAACATAATATTAATATCTGAATATAAACTTTCAGTCTTTTCTGGAAATTCTTCAGCTGTTTTTAATGCAGCGAACTGTGTATAATCTCTCGGAAATCCTATAGCAATTAACCAGTTATATATTTCTATATAATTCTGCATATCTTCATCCACAATAAAACTTATACTTAATGGCTCAAACGATAATGTGTCACCTTCAAGAGGTGTATTCATAAATGGATTTGCTTGGTATGTTTCACCAAGCGTAACAGAAGGTACATTAATACGTTGACAAAAATAAGTTGTAGCAGGAAGACGAGAAAAATTAATTTCAAATCCAACTACATTAAGTTGATTTAAATTATCTGGTTGTGTTTCTGAAAGGTTACTCATTTATATTTCTCTGTAAGTATTTCCACGGTTTCGATATCTTCATCTGTGATATCTTCTATATTTATATCTTCTGACATGGCTAGTTTTCTCTTATACCATATCATTGCTTCTTGAATTTTTTCCTTTTCCATGTTATTTCTCCAGTTTGAGGAGGTGTAGATGATAAAAGTTAATCGTGAGATAATACTAATATCATCTACACCATATATTCAAAAACAAGATATTATATCTTGTATAAGTATTTATAACACTTTTACAATGGAACTTTTCACGAAGGAGTATATAATGAAACTCAACAAAACAGTCATAGGATTCTTCATTTTTCTGCATCTTGGTGCTTTATCAGCTCTGCATCCTGCTACATTTGAATGGTGTGCTGTGTCATTAATGTTAATAATGTATTGGTTAACAGCCTCTATTGGAATATGTTTTGGATATCATAGATATTTAACACATAAGGGAATGTCTATGCCGAAATGGCTAGATTATCTTATTGTGTTCTTTGGTACATTAGCATGCCAAAATGGCCCGATCAACTGGGTAGCTCATCACAGGATGCATCACCGATTTTCAGATAAAGATGATGACCCACACAATGCCAGTCGTGGGTTTTGGTGGTCACACATCGGATGGATGCTTTACTATAAAGATAAAACAGATAGCCCCGAATCAATAAAATCATATACTAAAGATATCAATGGCGACAAATTTTATCAATTCTTAGATAAATATTTTATCCATATTCAAATAGCTTTAGGAATTCTATTCTATTTAATAGGCGGTATCTCTTGGGTAGTATGGGGAATCTTTGTACGATTAGTATTGGTATATCATGTAACTTGGTTAGTCAATAGTGCTTGTCATAAATGGGGATATAAAAACTTTGAAATAAAAGATGATTTATCCACAAACTGTTGGTGGAGTGCAATATTAAGCTTTGGTGAAGGATGGCATAATAATCATCATAAATATGCAAAGAAAGCTAAATATGGTTTAAAGCTTTGGGAGATTGATTTAACTTGGGTATCAATATGGATACTATATAAACTAAAGTTAATAAAGAATATAAAGACTTAAAACCGAACCGACATAAGAATAATAACATAACGAACCGGCCAATACAAGGAAAAAGTTAAGAATAATTGATACCAGCTCTATTCAGCACTTGACGATTAAACATATGTCCCTTATGGATATCTATTTTAGATTGCCCATGATACTCAACTGCCATATGTTCTTCGACCATCAGTTGATTAACATTTACCCCATCAATTATAATTTCTCCGAGAATTCTCCCATACTTTTCCTTCTTATCCAAGTAAGTTCTTAAAGTAATACATGAACCTTTCTTGCATTGGTCTTTGAGAAACCTGGTGGCTAATTTGCCATAAAACTTTTCTTCTGTATCTCTTGTACGGGATTCGGGGGTGTCGATACCATAGAGTCGAATTCTCTGTTTAAAAAGAATTATACTAAAGCCCAGATCAATATCCACATCTATAGTATCGCCATCTACGAATCTTCGTATCTTAATTTTATATTCATGCATTTACATCCCTTTCAAACAATTTGATATTCTTAGGGCAACTAGTACCCTATGTCCATCCGTTTCTTTTATCAGAATATACTCTCTCACTAACTTCTTATTGCGCTTTCTCAGGTGTTTCATTGTCTTTATAGGATCAACTTTAACAAGTATGCCTCCGGTTATGTTCTCAAAGAACAAGAAACCGTTCTTGGATTCTTGCCAATCTTCGTTGATGTTTGTTTCTACCCATTGGGCGTCTGTCATAATAAAGTGATCTTGGTTGGCACATAGTGTGATTACCTTATGTGCATCATATAAGAATGAACGGACATATCCTATTAGGTCTTCTATTTGACCATCTGTTAGGTAACTAAAAGCTGGCATCGCGGAACCTTCTACACCATTCTTTATAGAATCATAAAGCTCTATATCTGTTTTAGAGAGCATCTGATCCCAGGAAGTAAAGTTGCGGGGTTTTGGGTCAAGACCTTTTGATAGTAACCCGTCACCATTCCCACTATAACCGTGACACATAACACATTTCATGTCTTGGAAGATTGCTTCTCCATTAGTTGTAGGAACGGCTTCAGGTAAACTGCCGAAGGAACGTGTATTTGCATAAACATTACTAACAATAATGTTCATACAAAGGATGAAAAGTATCAGTTTTTTCATATGTCCTCTCCTTATTCCATTTTGCAGGGCATGAAAATCTTCTCATCCTTAATCATATGTGTATGTGTCCCTTCACACCCTAACCAATTAGCAGCTGTCTGTGCTTCTGTTTCCGTATCATATATATGATCCATTATGTCCTGAGAGTTATATACTCCATTAGGAAACTTCTCTGGTTTCTGATGTGGATTATCTGGCTGATTTGGTTTTTCTATTACTATTTTTTCTGTGTTTTCTATGAATATTCGAATAGATTCATAGAATATTTCTTTACCAGGATATCCTTCAAGCCGTGCAATTTCTTTGCCTCGGTCATGAATCTCCGAATTATCCCAAATAACAAATGTTGGTACTACACGAATTCCTGCTAATCTACCATCACTCATAGCTTCAGCAATCCAATCTGGCATTTTGGTATTTACTTGAATAATTTTAAGTGGAAGATACTTGGCGTATTCTGTCTTGTCATAACCAGGTGCTACTTCATTAAGAAATGCTTGACAGTAACTACAATGAGGATTACTGAACATCAGTAACTCAAATGCATATACGGGAAAGGCAATTAATAAAAAAAGAAATGTTAACAATATTTTTTTCATAGTGTTCTCCAATAAAAAAAGAGGGATAGGGAATTACCCCCATCCCTCTCAGTTTAGTTTAAGTAAAACAACTTGACTTACATCAAGTTGAGCACTTTAGTTTTGCGATAATAAGTATTCGCACCGGTCGTGATTGCAGTAAACGGATTGGAAACTAGTCCATATCTCGTTTTGAATCCGATTTTCGGTTGGAAAGTGTTTTCACCCATAGCGCGCACCATCTGTAGTGGAACGTAAGGACAGTAGAACATACCAGCATCATATGCACTAGATCCCTTATAACCAACTACATAGAATTGGTCACCAGTTCCGCCCCAATATGGGTCGATATAGACTTTCATCTTACCATTAAGAACACCAGCAAAAGTTCGCTGAGAATCATCAACGTCTAGGTTTGTTGACATTGCCGGAGCATAGTCAAGAATACCAGCCATTGCCATAGCAGATGCTACATCAGAAGAACAAATCAAAAAGTTACCTTTACCGCGTCGGGTTTGAAGGGCAATTTGGTTTGCGTCTCTTTCGATTTGATACAACAATCCTTTGAATTTCTCAACCATCCAACGACCATTAGAGTCGGTGTTGAGGTCGAAAGTTCCAGCAGTTGTCGTATCAGTCTGCGCACCAGCTTTAGCAGCAAAATAGATTGTACGAATTACTTCCCGGTTAATTTCTGCAAGAATTTCAGAAGAAAGAATATTCGCCAGTTCTGTTTCAGCATCCAAACCGTGAACGGCTTTTAGATCCTGAGCAAGTTCTGTTGAATACTCAGCCTTGAGAGCACGAGTTTTAGCAGTAACGGAAGTTTTCTCAATGGTGAAAGCCATCTCAGCAAAATTAGTTCCACCACCATCACCCAGAGCTTCACCCTGTGTAGTAGTATGTCCAGCACCGGTTGTCCAAGTACCATCAAACGGGTTGTTGGTATCATCGGTAGCAACGTGTACAGGTGATGCCGCACCAGAAAAGTCTGTGTCAGCTTCGTCAAACAATGCTTCGTTAGTAACGCCAGCTGCTTGTGCAGTATATTTAGAGTGCATAGCAAAGATCAATCCCGTAGGACCGGTCATAGGCTGAACACCACATACATCATAAGCAATCATCTGAGGCATTGCTCGGCGAACCAAAGAAATCAAAATCGGATCCCATTTTGCAACTCCAGCCGTGTCAGGCATAGCGCCAGCGACGTTAGCTGGTGCTTCTTGAAGTGATTGCTCAGATAGAAACTTCTCTTGATTCTCAAGTAGACGCAAAGTAACATCTCTTTTAAAAGAATCTTTAATTTCAGGAAGGTCGCCATGTTCCATTACAGGCTTCCACTTATCCTTTATTGTTTCAGATAAATACATTTATACTTCTCCTTTATAAATTTAAAATATTAAGTTTTAAAACTTCACTTTCACGATATCCATATATCTAAAATAAGGTTATTTCTTAAGGTTAGAAATTGCAGCCATGACACTATCCATACTACCATCACCTTTTCCATCGGTCACTTCTTTATTAGTAGCTGCTGTATCCTTATTATCTTCCAGTTTCTTTTCTGATTTAAAGTAACTGTTTTTAATAATATTCAACTTCTCTTTGTACTGCTTGTCTGATTCGTAATCAACATCTTCGGTCAACTCTTTCATTTTTTCAATGTCAGTATCAACCATGCCTTCTACGATATCACGGAATGAGTCTTTAGCTTTATATTCGTTTAAGTCTTTCACCGTATCCATATGCTTTTGAGTTGACTCGTCAAGTTTAGTTTCCAGTTCGGCAACTTCCTGCACAAGACTCTCAAAGACATCTTCCTTTTCTGTTGGAACATCAATATAATGTTCCTCAAACAACTTCTTCAAACCAGAAATAAAGCTCTCTGTGACTTCGTTGCGAACACCTTGTTCAACAGCGAGTTTATTTTCTTCCATCCATTCTTTAACAACATAATTCATATACTCATCCATTTTTTCAGTCATCTCTGTCTGCATATCTGTTGTTTTTATTTCCAGATATGTCTTAGATTCATCCCTGATTTGTTTACGAATCTTAGAAATCTTAGACTTAACAGCAGCCTCAAAGATTGTAGCAGCTTTCGTTTTGAATTCTTCAGAAAGATCCTCACCATCTATAAGTGCGGCAACATCTTCAGAAACATCTACATCAATATCTTCTTTCTTAGCCTTCTTAGATTCTTTTTCCTCATCATCATCTTCATCATCTTCGTCATCATCTTTTTTGTCTTTGTCTAACCAAGGAGGCATTCCCTCTTTCTTAGACTTCTTAGATTCTTTCTTAGACTTTTTAGATTCTACTTCTTCCTCATCATCTTCATCATCTTCGTCATCTTCGTAATCTTCGTCATCTTCTTCTTTTTTTGCTTTACCTTCTGCTTTAGCAGAAGCTTTAGACTTTTTGGTTTTAGGATCAGCTGCCTTTTTTGTTCCATCTTCTCCATCGGGCTCTGAATCTGCTCGACCTTCTTCATCATCAATCTCAGGTAAGCCTAATTCTTTATTTTTACTTTTACCTTTCGCTTCTTCCATCTCAACCTCTTCAAGTTTTCCATCATCTGTGAGTGTTTCTTTCTTTGCCATTGTTGATCTCCTAAAAGTAATTTATTTCGTATAATATTTATAATACTATAGATTTTGAAGGAATTTTGCAAAAACTTCTATCTTTTTCTGCTCGAGTTCCCTCGTTTTTGTGTTCTCAATAATTTTTCTCATGTTATTAATATCTGTTTCTTTGATAACACCGTTATCCCATATCCATTCTTTGCCTTCCATAATACCGTCAACAAATGCATCTGGTGCTGATGGATCAGCAACAATGTCAACAGTAGAAAGAACAAAATCACTTTGTACTTCATTTACACCCTTCTTATTTGGTTTAACACTTCCCATACCTCTGGAAGATACACCAAGCTTAACACCTTCACTAATAAGATTTTTTACAATCTTACCATTTGGTGTATCCATAATTTTTGCTTTACCAATAAAATTCTTACCATCTTCTGTCAATTCTTTAATAACGTGTGAAACTCTATCCAAGTTAATGATAGGTCCTGCTGGATGACCAAGCTCACCAAGCGCCCGACCTTCTGCAATATATCGTCTATTAAAGTTATTAACTTCTTTCTGTAAAACAGCATGAGGATATATTCTGCCATTCTGATTTTTCATATCAGCTTGCATAAAAATACCTTTAATATACTGTTCTTTACCTTTACCTTCAGTAATATACTCAACATTGTTGGTATGTTCAGTTATTAATTTCATGCTTTATCCCCTCTTTTCTTTAATCGTTCAGCTTCTGCACCACGAACTTTTGGTAATATTTTTTTAGCAATTCTTTTAATTACAGTTTTCTTTTTGTCTAATCTTTTTTCTAATCTTTCTCTGCCTGATATAGATAACTCAGATTTCTTCCTATCTTTTAAAATCCTTTTTGTAATTATATCTCTTGCTTTCTTCAATGCTCTTGATTTTAATTTCTCAGGAGTTGCTCTACGTTTCAAAGCAATCTTACGTTTCCGAGCAATTTGTTTTCCTTTTGATTTCATCATTCTTGACTTCTTCATACGAGTTGATTTACTCATCACTTCATCAAGAATATTATCAATCATGTCATCAATCTGTTTCATTATCTCCTTTCCACTCAGCATCTATTTCATCATAGAATTTTTTCTTATCAGCACCCTTTAATTGTGAAGGACTTGTTACTCCATACTTTTTTAATTTAGCATCAAAGAATTTTTTATAAGCTGCCTTGTCACCTGTTCCACCATCTTTACCTTCATCCTTTGGTGTGTCTTGTGATGCTAACCATTCTTTGTGTGTCATGTCAGAATGAATTTTATCACAATCATGGTTCTCTGATCTTCGACCATCACCACCATGACATTTTCTTCGTGAACCATCTTTTGTAATATACTCTTTTATTTTTTGAATGATGCTTTCTGTTTTTGTTTGGCTACTTCGTTTTTCTGTTTCTTTATCACGGTCTGCTTGTCGCTTCACTTGTTCTTTATCTTGTTCCGCTTTTCTAACGGCAACTTCTTTTTCTCTATTAGCACGCTTTAAAGAATTTTCTTTATCTCTATTAGCTTTCTTTACAGCAGTTAAATCTTCTGCTAAATAACTTTTAAAAGTTTTCATTTATCTGCCTCTGTGGGTGTTGGTGCAGTCTCTGGCTCTGGTGCGTTAGTTGGTAATTCATAGTTGAAAGATGTTTTAAAATCTTCAATTGCTTTAAAAGATTTGTCTTTCAAAATTTTGGTAATACCATCTCTAGCTTTATTTAATTTTTTATTAATAATATCTTTTAATACAGAACTTTTAATATCAGACATTGTTAATCCTTTCTTTCATTACATTTTTAATAGATTCAATTAATAAATTGTCTGTAATAGTACCTTCTTTAATCAACTCTTTAATTTGTTTTTCACCATCTTCAACGATATTGATTTCTTTTAATAGTGTATCTTTTATTCTATTTTCTTTATAGTTTTCAAGAAAACTTTTAGTCTTTACTTTAAGAATAGATTTCATGGTAGTTTGTGATTTAGAATTCTTCATCTTCATCTCCCATATCATCCTCTTCCTCTTCTGGTTTTTCTGCAGCTATTTGTTTATCAATTTTTCTAATCTGATCATCACTTTGTTGTAATATATTCTTACGCAGATACTCTGATGAAATGTATTTACCAACATACTCCTCAGCCATTGAAACTAACTCAAAACGATCCCTCATTATCTCAGAGTTCTTTAACTCCATGAAGTGTGAATCTTTTGCCCAGACATATTCAATGCGATCTCTAATAGTCGCCCAATCTTCTTCTTTAATAATACCTTTAAGAATCAATTGAACTCTTAGTAAATCACAAAAAAGATAAGAAAATTTATGTCGTAATCGTGAAACAAACTTTCCAAACTTTACTTCATCTCTTGTAATCTCAGAAGCTCTTCCAAGATTAAACGATGTTGAATCAGTACCCTCAATTCTTGAGATTGGAACATTCAACGACTTATACAACTTCTTTCTAAAATATTCTATGTCATCTGTTTCACCAAGATTCTGTCCACCCGGTAATGTACTGATTTCAGTACCACGACCACCTTCTCGTCTTGGCAACCAGAAATCTTCCAACATAGAAAGATGTTTTCGTTGATCTTCTACTTCTCCCGATGAAGCATTATAAATCATTTTCTGTTTATACCGATTCATTACTTGTTGTAAGTACTGCTCGGCTTTCAACTTCGGAAGATTACCAACATCAATATAAAATATTCTTCGTTCAGGAGCTCTTGCTAACCTATAGATTACTAGAGCATCCTCAATCATTCGTAATTGATTAAATGGTTTAATTGATTTATACAAATAACCAATAACAATTTGTTTTGCTGTATCAATTAATCCTGAGTGAACATATGAAATTGCATCGGGAGCAACACGAATAGCCTCTTGTCCCGGCATACCCTGATGAAATGTACTAGTTGTCATTGAGTCCGGAGTATAAACATAATACTCAAGAATATTCTTAATAATTTCTACACCACCCGGACCAGTTTTTTCTTTTTCAACTTCACGGACTTTACTGATATTTAATGGGTCGATTGGAATCAATTCTTTAATTCCATCTTTAGGTCTACTCTTATCAACAACTATATGGTGATACAATCTTGCATCTATGTACCACTTTCTAAACAAGTCTGTACCGTTATGATTAAAATCTAACAAGTCCAGAATTGTAGAGAACTCTGAGTGTATTTTATCTTTAATACTATCAGTATAATTTAACTGATTTAAATCAAGTGCTACTACTGGTTTTCCTTCTTCGTGAATTACTGCGTCATTTATTACATCTTCAACAGCTCCATCCACTTCTTGAGAAAAACTCATCTCACGATATTTTTGAACTAAAACCTTTTCATCTTTTGCATCAACATCTTGATTAAGATAATGACCCATGATACCACCACCATCAACAACGGTAGTTGCACCATCAGTATTTTCTGGTGTTACAAAAGTTTTTTGTTTTTTTTCTTTTTTAGATTTTATTTCAAAACCAAATAATTCAATAGCCATAAAAAGTTTCCTTGTTTTTTTTCATAATAATAAGAGGAGTGGGGTTTAACCCACCCCTCTTGTTTATTCAGTTTTTATCAAAGTGTAATCGTAACACCAGCATCGTCAATACCATTCTCACTTCCTGAAATATGCCATTTAACAGAATCTTCACCTTTCACGGCATCATTTATACCAACATTTTTAGTTACCCAATAATTTACTGCGAAAGTTACTGTATATTCTTCGACAGCATCATTGGAATCCCACGCAAGATCAATCGCTGCAACTTCAGTAGGCAAAATTTGCATAAAATAAGATGAGACAGCTTTCCCGTTTCGACCAATTTGTGTAACAGTTCCTGTACCATAAGGATCATTAAATCCTTTTGAATGTTGATTGACACCATGATTTTGAATCAAATGCATCCAACCTTCAAAAGTATGACGGATACTCATATTTACATCATTATATACTGTTGCTGTCCAATCAGCATATGTGCGATCACCTGGAACTTTCAATTGTCGGCCCCGATAATTTACATCAATTGCAGGAACCGATGATGCAGGCATAGATGTTGCTTTACAATGAAAACTAAAATCTTGGCCTAGGCTAACTCCAGACGGTGGGACAATATTACACACAAACAGATTGGGTCGCACCCCACCACTAAATCTACTGCTAAATTTTGAAATTGTTGACATTTTATTACTCCTTTAAGTTATAGTCTTTTTCAAGTATTTATAAGATTAACCACCGATTTCTGAGAAAGAAACATCAGAACGAGCGGCAATAAAGTTCAATTGAATGTAAT